TGCACAAAGACAGCTGCCCTGCAACCGGGCATAGAAGCTGGCGACATCATCGTGGAGAATAAGTGGGAAACGGACTCGTGGAAGGATCCCTTTGCCTTTAATGAGTGGGAGCGTGAGATGGAAGAGCGCGCACGGGACGGCTTGTTCGATGCCATAGGAACCTACGTTCTGGATAGCGCCACCAAGTGGGCAGACTCCATGATGTATGAGATCCTACGAAGAGGGACACGGGGTAAGACTCGCAAGGGTGGGAACCCTGAGTTGCAAGACTACCTTGTCCAACAGATGACTGCCGTGGACTGGCTCGGTGTCCTCATGGGCTATCCCTGTCATGTCCTCGTGACTGGACACATCGGCTTGCTGAAGGATGAAGTCTCCGGAAAAGTAGAAACAGGTCTCCTTCTAGCGGGAAAGCTCAGTGAGAAAGTCCCCCTCGTCTTTGATGAGAAGTACGTAAGCATGGTGAGGAACTCAAGCAGCGGCGTTCAACACGCCTTGTTGACTAAGAATGATGGGTATTATAAAGCTGAAACACGGATGGGTGGGAGTAAGTTCCAGCAATATGAAGACACAAGTATCCGGGGACTCCTACGGAAAGCTGGAAGAGACGACTCGGATAAGGATAAACTGTAGGTGGTGGGAAGAGGCGCGGTCAGCTCTCGGGGGAGGGAATGGCTGCTTGGATATGGGGTGTATCACTCTTCCCATCACGTTTACTCTTTGCTGGGCTTAGGAACCCCACAGGAACTATGTAGCAAATTTATACAAAGTCTGTTATCAAAACCACAAACTAAGGAGAAATCCAAATGGGTATTTTAGACGTAAACTTGAACGACGCTGAAGAACTGAAAACGCTGAAAGATGGTGAGGAAGTCATGGTCCGGATCGCTCGTTCGGAAGAAACGCCGAACAAGAACGACCCCAGCCGCTTCAACCTCGCGCTCGTTTTTGATGTTCCCAGTGATCCGCTTGTCGATGACATTCGCGTCTGGCTTCCCATTCCCTCACCGGGAACTAAGGACGAGGATCCCAAGCGCTACGTCAAGCAGGTAAACCGCTTCAAGTCTTTCTGTGACTGCTTTGGCATAGACACGAGCGGTGGTATCACCACTGAGGACATGCTCGGTCTTGAGGGATGGGTCATCATCGCTGAGGACATGGGCTTGAATGGTGAGCCGCAGAACAGTGTCAGACGTTTCATCAAGAAGCGCTAACACATTTTCTAATTAGACTAGGGAGGGGCTTGGAAACGGGCTCCTCCCTTTTCTGTGGAGATAATAATGAGATTAACTTTTGACATACCCGATGAACAGCACCAGATCTTGACGCGCTACATTCCCCACGGAATGAGGAAGTACACCTATCGCGCACTCATACAAGGATTCGTCGAGGAGCTAGAGAAAGACCCGGCAGCTGTCATGCACCGACTCATAGAACGTCAGATCAACTTCTTAGATCTGGCGACAAAAGGAGTAGAAGATGGATTTAATAAGCGAACAGAAAGGCTTTCAAAGCCTGACGGAGAAAGAGAGGATTGAGCTTGTAATACAAGTTCGGCAACGTAGGCGAGAGAGAACTAAGCCACAGCCGAAGAAAAAGAGCGTTGTATCAAAACAACTTGCAGGCCTTAATGATGAACAGCTGCATGAACTACTGCACATGATAAGGGGAAAGACAAATGAGTGAGGTGGAGCTTCTAAACATTCCTGTGGGGGAGATAGAGTTCTCTGATCGCGCACGGGAAAACTATAAAGATCTAGACATATTAGCTAAGGACATAGAACAAAAGGGGATAATACAACCCATCGCTGTTATGCGTCTGACTTCTGGAAAGTTTCGTTTGCTGGCCGGGGGCAGACGTTTTTCTGCTTGTGTTCTATCCAACAAGCAAGACATTCCTTGCCGAGTCTACCCGGCAAATCTCAGCTCTCTGGACCAGAAAGAGATAGAGCTGATGGAGAACGTCAGCCGGGATGATTTTGATTGGAAGGAAGAAGTAGCTCTACGGGATGCCATACAGAAGCTACAAGAAGAACGCCATGGCAAGGCGCACGGCTCAGGAGCTGGTCATTCTATGCGCGACACAGCAAAGATGCTTGGCACAAGCCCCATGACCATCAGTCGGGACTTGACCCTTGCCAAAGGCTTATCTGAACATCCGGAAGAGCTAAGCAAGGCGAAGAATAAGAGTGAGGCTCTCCGAACACTGAAGAAGATTGAGCGGCAGAATGAGGAAAAGAGAGTCGCCCAGAATCTGGAGAACACTCTTCGCTCGGACCGTGCAGCTCAGCTTAAACGATCATTGACTAATGGCTACATCGTGAAGGACTTCTTCGAGGGTGTAAAGAATGTTCCAGACCGTGCGGCGGCTTTCATCGAGGTCGACCCTCCGTATGCCATTGCACTGGACAAGATCAAGCGCGGAGCAGAACGTGAGACTAGTCCCGGCATTGAGTCATACAATGAAATCCCCACGGATGAATATCAAGACTTCCTTGATCGCCTATTCACTGAGTGCTTTCGCACAATGGCTCCCGGCGGTTGGATAGTTTGTTGGTATGGTGTACAGTGGTATCATAGCATCATAGCCTCTATGGAGAATGCAGGATTCAGTCCTTGCCACATCCCAGCTATCTGGCTCAAGCAGGGACACCAAGGGCAGACGAGGAATCCAGAGTTCCGGCTAGGGTCTGTCTATGAGCCATTCATCTACGCACGGAAAGACGCACACGGGATCATTCGACAGCCCGGCAGGACGAACAGCTTTGTCTTCAAGGCACTCACACCGGACAAGAAAGTCCATCCAACAGAACGTCCCATTGAGATGGTTGAAGAAGTCATCCGAACTTTCTGTCCTCCCGGCGGACACATAATGGTTCCCTTTCTTGGCTCCGGTAACACCCTGCTAGCTGCGGCAAACAGAGGTTCCACTTGTTTCGGCTTTGATCTCAGTGAGGAATACAAGAACGCCTTCATTAAGCGAGTCCTCGATGGTGAGCCGGGAAGCTATAAGAGCCTAAACAATGAATTGTCCTAGCTGCAGTACTAAGATGAAGTCAGCTATAAATGCTGATGTCTACGCTTGTATGTCTTGCAACATGGCTTTCTCTGGCTTGACGGCCCGGGCTAAGACGCGGAGCGGACAAAGCTGGCAACAATTTCTCGCTGAGGCTCGGGAAGAATATAAGAAGGTAGGGGATAAAGTAAAAAGGGGAGAGATGTTATGACTGCGCAATACATATCCGGAAGTCCCTACGAGAAGATCGCTATCGTGGGAGAAGCACCGGGAGCTGAAGAGGAGCGCTGTGGGGGCGCTTTTGTAGGAAAGGCAGGGCAGCTTCTGACAGAACTACTACAACACGCAGGGATCAGTCGTTCACAGTGCTACTTTGATAATGTCTTTCAGTTTCGTCCACCGCGCAATGACCTTACGCCTTTCATCCGTATACAGGATGGGCGCGGAAGTCGCGTAAGAGAATCCACGGAGTACCATGAAAGCAAGGAAGCTCTGCGGCAAAGGCTAGCTGAGACTAAGGCTAATGTGATAGTCGCCTTGGGAAACGTAACGCTCTATGCGCTCACGGGGAAGACTAACGTGACGAAGCAGAGGGGCTCAATCTTGGAAAGCACTCTGCTCCCCGGGCGCAAGATCATACCGGCTATTCATCCCAGTGCAGCCCTGCGTGAATACCTATTCCGCTATTATATTGTCAATGACTTAATCCGGATAAGAAAAGAAGCAGAGTTTCCGGACATACGAACGCTAAACCGGAATCTTGTGCTAAGCCCTACGATGAACGATGTGGAAGACTTCCTTGCTCGGTGCAACACACTCCCTCGTGTCTCCTACGACATTGAAGTAAAAGGTATGGAGCTGAGCCACATCGCCATATCCTCTGAGCCTGACTTCTCCATGTGCATCCCGTTCGTCAGCGGCATGGAAGACTACTGGTCTCCGGACCAAGAAGCTCACGTGATGATTCTCCTTGAGAAGCTCATGAACAACACGCGTGTGGAAAAGATAGGACAGAACTTATCCTTCGATGCCACGTTCTTGTATTCAAAGTACGGGATTGTAGGCACACCGCTGCAGGACACAATGATCGCTGCTGGCATCCTCTACCCAGACTTCCCCAAGGGACTGGACTTTCTTGTCGCCCAGTATTGTGATGGGGAGCCTTACTACAAGGATGATGGCAAGGAGTGGTTCAAGAACCCGTTCGGCAGTGAGGAGATCTTCCGACGGTATAATGCGATGGATGCAGCTGTGCTGATGGAGATCTTTCCTAAGCAGGAGGAAGAGCTGAAGAGGCAAGGGAACTATGATTCCTATCTACGCCAGAAGGCTTTACTACATCCACTCGTCTATGCCGGTAACAAGGGGATTCGGATGGACGTAGACTCTATGCACAACGCCTCACTCGAATGCACACGCCGGATCACTGCAATGCAAGAGGAACTAAACCATCTGGCAGGACGGGAGCTAAATCCTAATAGCCCAGCTCAGCTGAAGAAATACTTTTACATAGAGAAGAAGCAAAGAGCTTACACGAAGAATGGAAGCATAACAGTGGACGACAAGGCGCTCAAGAGAATGAGTGCTAAGGGAGTTAAAGAAGCTGACATAATCCTTGATCTGCGAAAAGAGCGCAAAATGCAAGGAACATATTATGAGATGAAGCTTGATCCCGACAACCGTCTACGATGCTCGTTCAATCCTGTGGGAACCGCGCAAGGACGCATTAGCTCCTCTAAGACTATCCGTGGAACCGGGGCGAATCTACAGAATCAGCCGTGGCAGATGAACGCTTTGATGCTTGCGGACCCTGACCACATTCTTATAAACCAAGACTTAGGACAGGCTGAAAACAGGGTTGTGGCTTTTGTAAGTGGTGAGAGCAAGATGATGAAAGCCTTTGATGAGGGCATAGATATTCATACCCAGACAGCTAGCATGATCTACGAAGTCCCACCAGAGGAAATAACTAAGGAGCAGAGAGACTGGGGAAAGCGCGCAAATCACGGGCTGAACTATGACCTCGGATATAGAAGCTTCGCCTTATACTACCAGATCACGGAACCTGAGGCCAAGCACATTGTAGAGCGGTATCATCATATCTACAAGGGTGTAAGGGAGTGGCACGCTACGGTGCGTGAAGAGCTAAGCAGAAGCAACAAGACGCTTACAAACTGCTTCAATAGAAAGAGGACGTTCTTTGACAGGTGGGGACATGACCTATTCAAAGTCGCCTACTCCTACATCCCCCAGTCTACCATCGCAGAACTGATGAACACCTATGGCGTCTGCTTTCTCTACGAGAGACAAGACTTGTTTCCAGAGGTACAGTTTCTAAACACAATCCATGACAGTATTCGCTACCAGATTCCACTTGATGTTGGCCCAG